TTTGACGGGTTGGGTTGACGTTACCAGCATTGTAAACCTTCGACTTCCACCAAGTGTAGGTCGTGCGGTTAATGTTGCCGTAAGTAGTCATGTTCGTGCCATCGTCAATTGCGCCGGGCAGACCAATAAACTGTTGGGTATTGGTGTAGTTGGTGTACAAGGCTGTTGCCATTGCATCCATCATCACGTTGGTCGCATCGTTCATGCGAGCTTCAATCAGAGGAATAATTGCGTAGTCTTGTTGAACCGCACCTTCCATCCCTAAGAATGGAACTGGAGCAATCATTAGCTTAAGGTTGAACTCAGCGTTAAACGCACCTTGCTGAACTGATGGCTGGTTAAACGAACCAGAGTAATCAGACCACTGTGCATTAACAAACTGTGCGCCTTGAACTGGAACTGTGACTTGGCTCACACCACCTGATGCTTGTTGACTGTTTGCAATCAGAGCAGCCATTAGGGGGGTTGAGTTGTATAGCTGTACCACAAGTTTGGGGATAAACGCCCGTCTTGTGACATAGGTAAGCTCGTTGTATTGTGAGCTACCTGATGCTGGTAAAATTCCGCCGCCTATAGGCATAGCAGGCTCCTTAGATTAAAAAAATTATCCCCGACATTAAACACTAAACACCAATAGGTCTACGACCATTGTTTCTAATTTCTTGCAATGCAGTAGCCGCTTCATTTCGTGCAGCACCTTGTGGATTCTTCCAATACTTTGACAAGTCAAACTTGTTAATAATATTTGGGTTGTATCCAGTAGGCGTTGGGGTTGCGGCTTGTTTCATCCACTCCCAATGCTGCGCTGCTGTGTCGTGGCTAGTAATACCTTGTTCAAGCATGATTTTTTCAATCTCTTGAATATCTTCATCAGTACGAGCAATACCGTTAGCTTTTAAAGCACGGCGTTTTGATTCAAGATGTTCTCTAATATCTTTTTCACGCAATTTGTTTTCTAGCTGCATAACCCGTTCTTCAGCTTGATTGACTTTTTTGTTTGTAAAGTCCTCAAGTTGCAATTCGGGAATCACCATGTTTGGCTTTACCCGCTGGGTCAAGCGCAAGAACTCTTTGCGTGTTTCAGGATTGTCCGACAATTGCTTTGCAAGCAAAGCTAATTCATCACGGGCTTCTAGCGAAATATCTTCTAAGCTCATATTTATCCCCTAAGTGCGTTAGATGACTTTCTTAGTGTCACCGGGACGGGACATTGTCATCATGTTTTTGTACCCTGCTTTAGGAGCAGAAGTCAGACCACCAAACTGCGAGTAACGTGGGGTGTTAACAATTTGCCCATTTTTCTGGCTGTTGTCGGTGGGATTGCGAGGAGCCGAAGCACCACGGGGTTTGAACAAATCCATTGTGATTCCTTTACATTGGTGGCGGCATACCGCCGCCGGGAGGAGGAGGCATAGCACCGCCGGGCACAGGACCCGCACCAGCACCCGGAGGGATGGGTGGAGGAGAAGGACGTGCGCCGGGTGGAGCCATACCGGGAACTTGTGGAGCAGCCGCCATCGCTTTGCCTTCAGGAGTGCCGCCACCAGCTTGGGGTAATGACTGCAACAATTGTAGAATTTCTGATTGTTGCAATTCATTGGTCTTAGGTTTGCGTGGACCAAGAATAGCTGAAACTATGCGAATAGCATTAAGGACTTTTTGTCCTTCAGGCGATTCACTGCCAAGAGCAGGAAGTGATTGTTCAAGAAGGTCAGCCGCCATGCCAAGGTTAATCATAGACGCTTCACGGTTTCCCATCTTGGGTTCGGGCGTTGACATGGGTGCTGCCATAGGGGGGGCTGAAGTATCAGACATTCCCATAGGAGAATCAGGTGCAGGAGGCATACCGCCGGGAGTGGCAGAATCCTTTTGACTTTGCATCAACTTCATCAACTGGTCGGGTGGCACAGCCATAATCAATCCCTAAGTAATTTTGCATAGAATAATCCTATGCAAGTATTTGTCAAGAGGAGGAGTAATTTTTTTGGTTCCCGACCCTCGGCAGGACTTATTGGCTACACGATAATTCTAGGGTTTTACCCCTAAAATTACTTGCGTGATTTACGACCTTTGCGAGCTTTACGCATTTTTCATCTCCATATTAAGAGGCAGCGACCTATTTTTTTAAGGGAAGGAAGCCACACCCTATACCCTGAACGAGTATTCTTTAACGCCGTGACTTACGACTTTTGCGACTTTTCCGATACATATTCTTCTCCAAGTATTATCCCCGAACGGTTCTGCCGTAGTTTCTTGGTGTAGAGCTACGGTTAAAACTTTTTGCTGCGGTAGTACGATATTGCAAGGCAGGACCTTGTTCGCCACGCTTTAAACTCTCCGTGCTAACACGGGGTTGGTCTGCTTTAGGTTGAACTTGTGATGTTGCCATTACGCCACCTTTAAATCTGTTTTACCCGGCTTTGGTTCCGGCTTAGGCTCTGATGCAGCTTTTTCTTCACGCCGCTTTAACTTCTCTTTAAGCAATTGTTTGCCCGGTGGCTCTAGCATATCAAGTAAGGATTCTTTGTCAATAGCTTGAGCTTTAAATAAACTGAACGCTAATTCCTTAGTATCTTCTGTGAAGATTGGGGAATTGGAGTGAGCGTCCACTTTCACCACAAAGTCCTTGGTGAACTGTTCAGCAATAAAAGGCGTGCCTTCAGTGTCTTTGAAGTGCGTGGGGTCGTAGGCTTGCATCAATTTAAGATAAAGTGTTGCTACTTTTTCCAGACTATCTTCGACAATGAGGGCACGTTTCTTAGCACGGCTTGAACCCAAACGGGCAAGTTGACTTGCGTGTCCCTGAGAGCGAACACCAGATTCGCCACGCCCAGAAAGCACATTAGAAATACCAGACACTTCTGAGAACATGGCATCAATCTCATGGATAACTTCAAAAAGGTTTGATGGCATTTCAGGCGCAAGGCGTTCAACCTTAGCATTTGGCATATCGCTGGAAAGCAGACCGCCAGCACGGTTCAGTGCGAAATTCTTTTCATCCAAGATACCCGTGAACCCTGTGAGTGCGGTTGGGGGCGCGACTTGCTTGGAGAGTAGGTCTAACACTTCAGTCATGCGGTTGTTACGCAAGCCTTGAAGCAATAACATTTTCTGTACTTCAGATTGTCCCCAGAAATAATCGTACTGAGGGTTTGGGCAAATTTGTACAAAAGGACATTCACCTTTTAAGAACAAAGATGAGCCGGGTCTGTCGTAAACAATAATATCAGGGCTTGCCATTGTGACAACCTGATAATCTTCAATCTCATCGTTCCAGACCCATAATTCGTGCATTTCAACGGTTTCTTCAGCAAGACGGGCGTTATACCTGTTCATGCCGTACAAGTCCATATTGACTTGACCGTAGATAGTTGGGTTGGTTGCTGACATAACAATACGAGCTACCCCATCGCCACCGTCTGAACCATCGCTAGTTGAATTCTTAATGTTAGTGGTTACTCGCTTAACAATCTGTTCACGCTTTGGATGTGAGTACAGTCTGGCAAACAACTCAGAGCGAGTAATGTAATAGCGTTGGCAAATGGCTTCTTGTCGGTCAACGTAAGGCGTATCTTCACGCAACACGCCTATTGCACCGGGTTCAATCATGTAGGGGTGAATACCACCGCCATAGACAAGTTTGACAAAAGTGGTGTTGTATACCAACGACCATGTTAATGCTGTTGAAAATACTTGGTCAGCATTAGAGTTTAGCCATTCATCATTAAGAGCATTTGTGAGAACTGGAGTCTTACGGTGTTCAATGTCTGGGACTGACGCACCCATAGCAATACTAAAGCGGGTGGTTTCTGCCGAATATAAGAACGATGTAAGCTGGTCAATATGCGGATGAATTTTATTGAAGTACGCAGGAGGTTCTTCAGGACCCGCACCAAACAAATAGTAAGAGCGTAACGTGCCGTAGTCGGCTTTACGTTCTTCTCTAGACACCATGCACTTATTCATGAGGTCTAGATAGAAATTTTCCCGTTCGTCATTGTTTGGTGGGATACGCATTATTTCTTAATTGTCAGGTTATCGGGGTCCCGCATTGTTGCGTTTGGGTCAGTCCTAGGTCCTGATTGTATCCCCGCTGCACGGGGTGTCAAGCCCACAGTCTCATCTTTTACAGGCTGACCAAAACGCCCAGCAAGGACAGAAGCCATATTCATGCCTTGGAAGCCGCCCCCCCAGATTGCTGAGTCACCAGCACGGGCTTCTTGGGGCTGCGGCGGCGGTGTAGGTTGGCTCTGGGAATCTTTGCGGGGTCTGCCACGCTTTTTGGGGGTGGCGTACTTTTCGGCTTCTGCGTATTCTTTCTCCGTAAACTTGTTGTTGCGGGAGAGGTAGCCGGATTGGTTCTCTCCTTCACGGGTGGACTTAATGTTTGACATTCCAAATTCGCTGGCAAGACTTTTGAGGTGCTTGTCTGCGGCTTTGGACTTGTCTGAAACAAAGCCCGGACTCTTAAGAAACACTTGTAAAACCAATTCATCGGTACACCCCTCTGGACAAGTAGGTTCAAAGCCTTCAAAGAAGCCATGCTCCTGACATTTGTAATCTCTAAGTATACGAGCCATCATTTATCCCCTATCAAGTTGTTCACCAAGCGTTGAATCGTAATCAGCCCGGTTCTTTACGCCTAATTTAAGTTTAATTTCTCCACCCACTACTTGTAACCCATAGCCACGAACCATCTTAGGTTTGGATTCCTTGCGGTACTGCACAAACTTGGTGTTATCACGGTTTTGCATCACCGCTACGTCCCCATTACGCCATGCTTTGTATGCTTTGCTGGTTCTGCGCTGCACATACTCAGATAATGGCGCATTTTGGTTAATAAACACCTCAACCATCGTTTTTGTACCCAATCCAGCCAAATCTGCGAACAAATCAATGCTTATTCCCCGATTCTGGTCTGCAAAGAACAATTTCATGGTTCTGAGCAACTCTTGCTTAGATATGACGTTGATTTCCACCGTAGATGCCTATTTGCTTTAAATAATCGCTTACATTGCGCCCCATAGCCACTTCTTCAGGGGTTAGCTCCTCTTGCTTCCTAGATACGTCTCTAGAAATGCGTCTACCAATCAATTGAGGCTGGACTTGCTCGGCATAGGCGGCTGCTGCCAAGGCTGAGGCAATCACACGGTCATCTTTGTTTCTGCCAGTAGCTTCAATTGAACCACCGTCTCGCACCACGGTTTTCATTTCCTCAATGGTATCCATGTCTCGAATATCCATCATGTTGCGCTCAAAGTAATCTTTCATGTAGGTCAGCATACGTTCTTTAGTTGCAGAAGTCGTCAGCCAGCCCATGCTTTGCGAGAGTCCACCAAGGCTGTCGTTCTTTCTCCAGATGTAAGAAGTCATGCTACCCAGCACGTTCATCAAATCTGTACCCATCTGGTTGCCCATGTTAGAGGCTAGACGTTTAAGGTTACGCAATTCGTTAATGACTGCTTGCCCCGGACCGTTAACTTCTAGGTTAAGCGTGGAATTCCTGTAAGCCCCGGCTAGGTGAGCAATCACCCAAGCATATTGATAGGTATTCATTTCAGAGGTGGCAAACGCCGCCACCTGTTCTAAGCCATCGGAGTACGCCCGATATACTTGTATGCAAAACCTATCAGCCCAATCACTAGAACCATAGGCAGGGTCAGCACCAATAACGTAGTAAGCAGTATCGACTGGTTCCTCCCAGACCTTAAGTGAGGCAAGACGTTCCGTTGACTTGAGTACGTTGGTGTCTTGGAAGTTTGCCCCAAAGGAGTAGCGGTAATAGTCGGGGGTTTGTTTTTTAGCGGCTTTAGCGGCATCGGTACACCGTGCGTTAGAAAAGAAAGAAGTGCCGGTCATAACAAAAGCGTAGTCCTCAGTTGGAGGAAACTCTTGGTACATCAGTGAATCGTCTTTGATGCCTTCAAGAAGTTTCCAACGCCACCACGCTATTTGTCGTGAATTGATTTCTACGTTGTACAACTTCTTAATATCTTTGACCCATTCTTTTTCTTCACCTGTTAGTTTGCCATCCCAATAGACTTCATAAGTCTTACCGTTAGGGTCCAATGAGTACAGCTCATTACGCCACCAGCCACAAAAAATAGCCCTTTGCGTGCGTGCTCTTTTACTAGTGGTATACATATCGTGGAACATATTAAATCCACGGGCAGTAGATTCAAAGATGTACATACGCATTGGGTTGGTTTCAGCCAAAGACGCCAGTAATGAGGCAAGTCCTTCCTCGTCACCCCATGATGAAGTTTCAGTCCCATGTAGGAATGTGATTGCCTTTCCACGACCTAGTGTTCCTTTGCTGCGTGTTCCTGCAACCTGATAAAACAATCGACTACGGTTCTTCAAGCTCATCTGAGTACGGTTATGCGCTATCAGAGGAATCTTGTATTCCTTGGGCAAGCCATCCATGTACATCGACAAAGTAGAGCGAAACATATCTCTATTTTCTTCGGTGTCGGTGGTCAGGGTTCCTTGCAAGCCGGGGTTCATAAAGTGCCAGTACAAGTCTAGCGCAAGAGAGATGGTGGTAATACCGAGCTGTCTACCTTTGAGGATAGTAAAGAAGTGAACGCCTTCTTCTAGCCCTTTAGCAATCTCACCCATGACGTAGGTTTGAGTGCCCAGCAAGTTATCCATCTTGCGTAAGCCCTGCTCTTTGGTTTCAATCTTAAGTTGCTTACAGAAGTTGTAGAAGTGTTGCAGATTAAATGCGCTCATTTAATTCCTAAATATTGACGCACTTGGTTTAGCAATTGAAGTTGTTGTGGCGTGTACGCACTTTGAGAATCTTTCCATTGGTCAAATGTGTAACCACGAAAGTATCCGGGCACACCAACAGTGTTTGCCCATTCTTCATAAGCACGGGTCTCTTTAAACTCTGGGTGCTGTTGATACCACTGATATTGTTCTTGTAGCCGCTGTTGTTGTTCAGGCGTAAAAGAACCAGAAAATTGTTGATAGCGTTCTTTAAGGTATGGGTCTTTTTCAACGCCGTAATGACTAACGTAGTCAGCAAGAATATCCATTGGTCGAGTTTTAGGGTCAAACACTTGTACGCCAACTTGACCCATTGGAATCTCTTGCGGTCTTGGGTATTCAGGAGAGCCGGGTTCGTCAGGACCATAAAACTCAAGTAACCCTCTGCCACCGCCGGGGGAATATTTAAACGCTAGGTTTTTGTCAGCAAGGTAAGGGTAGTCTGTTTGGGCTTTCTCAAAAAGCATTTGACCTACAACGTCATCATTACTAATTTCATCATCCATTACAACTCCCAATTGGCTATGTTGGCGCAAACTTCTTTGTTTCTTGCACAGGAGATTAACTCTCTGTACATCAGTTCAGAATAATTCTTTTGCCACTCATCTGCTAGTTTGATTTTCTGCTTCTTGGTTTTGCAAGCCAATGCCCGTCTCATCTGCAAGGACAGGTCAGAACGGGTCTCAAAGAGGTATTGTTTAAGTAATGTATCCAAGGATAACCTCTGCCGCCTTAATCACCTTTTTATCTGCCGGGTCAGCAATCCCTTCTTCAATGTAGCTTTCCAAGTCTTTCACAATCTCTTGCAGGCGTATACGCATCAAGCTATCCACAAAGTCGCAAGCCAGCATCTCGCCATTATCAACAATATGGTAATCAGCCATCAGTGCAACCCCTCAGAGTATTGGGCAATCACAGCTTTTAAGTTATCAATCTCAGCTTGAGCTTG